GACCACCCGAGAGGGGGTCCCGTGCGCAGTGCAACATACACCCACGTGGGTAACCACGTGATCTACCAACCAGAGGAGCTGGGTAGCCAGTGAGCGGACCAACCACGCGCGTCAGGAACCTGAAGTTTTCTTCAGGACCTGGCAAGCTCACCACCACGTTTGTTAATGGTGATGGGGTTACTGAGATTGTAACGTCTCAGAACCCTGGATGGGAGCTCACTGGGACACAGAATACTGTGTCGAGCGGGAATCCTTGGTATAACCGGAATTATCGCCGGGGATACCGAGGTGATATCGGAGGAGACTTCTATACGGAGCGGCGTTACGTCGAAGGGCTCGAAAGAGCCCGTCGTCGTTTCACCACTAACCTTATGAAGTCGGGAAAGCCATGGACTTACATCTATGACGGACCCGTCCTCCCTATCTCACCTAATAACAGCCTGTTCCCTCCACGTCTTAACGGAAGCAATTCCGTTTTGAACGCGTTGGGAGCAACCGCTGTTGCTAGGTGTAAACCCACTAACTCACCGGCAGATGCCGCTACCATGCTCGGCGAACTCTTTAAAGAGGGTCTCCCCAACCTAGTTGGGTCGACACTCTGGAAAGAGAGGTCTCGTCCTGCCCGCGCTGCGGGCAGTGAGTACCTCAACGTCGAGTTTGGTTGGAAGCCACTCGTCAATGACCTCACTAAGTTCCTTAGTGCGGTCGATCGTGCTGATGCTGCTGTCTCGCAGTATGAGCGCGATGCTGGGCGAGTGGTTAGGCGTTCCTACCGGTTTCCTACCCAACGGACTGTAACAGAAAGTGCAGGCGCTTTGTCCACTGCCGTTCTGGCACCGGATGCTAGCGACCTGTACAATCTGGCAGACCGTGGGACCGTGGTTATTCGGCGTGAGAGCCAAATCGACAGGTGGTTTTCAGGAGCGTTTACCTACCATCTCCCTACCGGATATGACAGCCGGAATGGGATGGAAAGGAACGCGCTCCTGGCCCGAGAGATCCTCGGACTCGACCTGACGCCAGAAGTACTCTGGAACCTCGCTCCCTGGAGCTGGGCCGTTGATTGGTTTTCCAATACCGGCGATGTTATTTCTAACATGTCGGATTGGGCAACCGATGGTCTGGTTATGCGCTACGGTTACATAATGGAACATACCATTAATCGCGTAACCTATAGCAACCCGAAGACCGGTCTTAAAAATTCCGGTGTTCGAGTACCAACGCTAAGCTTCGTCACTGAGACGAAGACGAGGCGAAGGGCAAACCCCTTTGGTTTTGGTTTGTCTGACACGGATCTGTCACCGCGTCAGCTGACCATAGCTGCTGCGCTCGGTTTGAGCCGAACGTAGTGGCAGTATGATCCTGCCAAAACACCATGTCCACATGTAAAGTGGATAGAAAAGGAGCACGCCTATGGCGTTCTCAGACCCCCAGTCCATCACGATCTCGGCGGTGACCTCGCCTCTCCCACGGGTTTCCGTGGGTAAGAACGAGAGCATCTACACGAGTGCGGATGGCCTGGTGACCCTGTCCGCTTCCCACGCCTACGGGCGTCGGACGCGGCGGGTTCTCCGGGTTGACCATTCGAAGTTGACCGCGGATCCGTTCATCCCTGCCAATAACACGAAGGTTTCGATGAGTAACTACATCGTCTTCGACGTGCCACCGGCGGGATATACGAATGCCGAGGCGCTCGCCGTGTACACGGGCTTTAAGGCCGTGTTCACCGCGACTTCGGACGCCCTCATCTCCAAGCTTCTTGGAGGCGAGAGCTAGGTGTCCCGAAAGCAGATCGCATTTGTGTCGTTGCTTATTACGGCGACGGCACTCCTGTGGTTCACTCTCGGGGTACTGGTCACAGCGGCGGGCGGATTGTCCGTTTAAGCGGATTTTCCGACTGCTGCTACGGAGAATGCAATAGGCTAGGAGAAACCACCTCTATTTAAGGAGGGCTTTCTGAAAAGCCTACTGCGGCTCTGGAAGGAGGTGGCTGAAGAATCAGCCACTAGATGTTGCACCAGCACCACCATGGACTGGAAAACAGTCCAAGGGAGGTCGAAGCACGAGGGTATCTCGTTTTTAACGATTACCCTTCCCGACTTTGGAAAAGACTTCGAAAGAAGTCTTGACCTTGGTCAGGTTGATCGCAGTCTTTTCACTGGTTTCCAGTGGAAAGGAGGTCTCCCCCGATTTCTCGGAGGTTTCCTCGATCTTGTCTTCGACCGTGCCAGTGGTAGGTTGCTTAATAAGCCCAACGTTGATGCAGTACTTGCCATTCGTCAACTAACATTGATGTTCGGTAAGATTTCTCTTCCTTGCAGCGATGCGAGGGAGCGAAAGGCAATGTTGGACTTTATTAAGTGTGAGCAGGATGTCCGCCAATCAGATAGCGAAAGGAGCCCAATTGATTTTGAGGCTTTCTGTCGCATGTCTGATTTACTTTTCGCTCGTATGTTTAGCCGGGTTGATCGTGAGATCTACTACGGCGACATCCGAGGAAAGCATGGCCCAGGAAGTACTGCAGATCGTCTGCTGGGAAACCAGAAGTACGATCAGCAGGTCTGGACCAGGCGATTGGAAAATGTGTTTCCCTTCGGGGACCACATCTTCCCTAGCCACTCATACTATGATCTGTATGAGTCGGTTGACATCCTCGAACCTGGGATGGAAATACCCGTTAAGGTTATCTCCGTTCCTAAAACGCTCAAAACACCCCGCATCATCGCTATCGAACCCACTGCTATGCAATTTGCACAGCAGGGGATCCTTCGCGCGATGCTTGACTCCCTACGCAAGGATGACATCTTGCCGGGATTGATCGGGTTCGATGACCAGGAGCCTAACCAGCTTTTGGCTAGAGTAGGATCCTTAGATGGGTCCCTCGCCACACTGGATCTCAGTGAGGCATCCGATCGTGTTTCGAATCAGCTCGTCCGAGCTATGCTGCGTAATCACCCTCATCTGCATGAGGCTGTTGACGCAGTACGTTCGCGGAAGGCTGAGGTACGAGGCCATGGCGTTATACGCTTAGCCAAGTACGCGTCTATGGGTTCGGCTCTCACTTTTCCCTTTGAGGCCATGGTGTTCTTGACACTAGTCCTCATGGGGATTGAGCGAGAGCTCAACCAGCCACTCTGCCGAAAAGATGTCAAACATCTGATCGGACAGGTGCGCATCTACGGTGATGATATCATCGTCCCCGTAGATACTGTGCGCTCCGTCGTAGGTATGCTCGAGCATTTTGGTGCTCGAGTTAATACCCGCAAGTCTTTCTGGACCGGTAGGTTCAGAGAGTCTTGTGGCAAGGAGTACTTTATGGGAGAGGACGTTTCAATTGTCCGCTTCCGCAAGGAATTCCCTGCACGACGGAAGGACGCCACCCAAGTCATCTCACTCGTTGCTTTTCGTAACCAGATGTACTATGCTGGTTACTGGGCAACGTGTAAGTGGCTAGATGAGGAACTACGTCGGATACTTAAACACTATCCGGTTGTAGCTCCCTCATCAAGGGTGTTAGGGCGTCATTCATTTCTTGGGTATGAAACCCATAAAATGCATGCAACCCTGCATAGCCCCCTTGTCAAGGGCTATGTAATATCCGCTAGGTCCCCCCAGAATCCTCTGGATGGACCTGGTGCCCTACTCAAGTTTTTCTTGACTAAGGCATCTCTGAATGGATCATCCCAAAAGATGAGCCATTTAAGAGAGCCGGATGACGAGAATCATTTGAGGCGTTCTGGACGCCCGCATGCCGTCGACATCAAGCTGCGGATGGCCTCTCCGTTTTAAACGGTGAGGAGGGCGAAAGCCCTTGTGGGAGACTCAAGAGTACGCCAGGAGTCCCGGT